CCGCATCTCTTAAGGCTTGGTATTTCGCATTGATATCTTTCGTCAATACCGCATCTTTGGCCTGATAGGCTTTGACCAATGCTTCGCCGTTTTCCACATGATCTAGCGCAGTCGCATTGGGAGCCGCCCGCTCTCTAATGGCATTGATGTTGGATATCAGGTCCTGATTTTGCCGATTGAATAAATCAGCCAGTTCCGGTTGTTTTCCCCGCAGGTTAAATTCATCGGAGAGTTTATGAATATTCCCCGTAGCCTGCCCCTCAGAGAGTTGCATTTGGACGGGCAGAGAATCGGCTTCGAGATGCCTTTGCAGTGCAGTGGGGTCTACAGCATCTCCGGCCTTTTCCACGACTTGTTTCAATTGAGGGGAGGCATTTTCCAACGAAATTTCAGGGGCCTTCTCTACCGGAGTTGTAACTTGTTCAGGAATGGGTTGTTGGCCTCTTAACATTTGGGGTGTGATTTCGGTCGAAGGGGTATTACCTCGATCAACCAATTGCTGAAACCGCCCTTTCATCCCCTGTATAGAGCCTTGTCGGGCAACATCCGCCCCAACCTGCAAAGCCCCTTTCGTCTGATCCAGAAGCTCGGCGCCCCCTTCAATAGCCTTTCCGGCCGTTTGAAAGGGATGGCGAATGGTTTGGGCTCCCCCCTTGATAATTGAAGGTGCAACGGCGGGCGCGAAATCCCCAGCCAGGTCTTGAAAGGCCGGCGAAAAGCCCAGCTTCCCAGCCACCCACTTACCGGCCTCAACAACCGGTTCAAAGACCGTCCCAGCGACCTGGGCCAATCCTTTGCCGGCTTCAGTCTGGGGTTGGTATCCGCCCTCCGTAAATGTCTTTTGGGCAGATTGCTGGGCTTCCTCTGGAGTATCCCCCCCCATCTCATAAAGCGCCCCTATGCCCTTCTGTGCGAGGGAAACGGGGCCGCTGATAACGCGCTCTGAAGTCGTTTTGGCTTGTTCGGGCGATTGACCGGAAAGATATGCGCCTTCTGCCACCCCATGTTTAATCAGGGTCAGGGGCAATCCGGTAACGGCATTCGCAACGATTTCCCCCACGGCTTTTGGGGCGCTGAGAAGGCTATTTTCGGTATCGATCCCGGTTTGAAATCGAGAAGCCCCTTGTGCCAACCGGGTCAGGAATTTAGGCTTGGTTTGGTCGGGAAGATTCTGAGTCGATGCCGGAACCGAATCCCAGTCGCTAACCAATGAACTGGATTGGGCCTGACTTGGATTTCCGGGAATCTTGTCCCACTCTTCGGCCAGACTCATTTCACCAATCCCAACGATTCAGCTTGTTGCAAGGAGGCTCTAAATTGCTGTTGTTCCGCGGGCGTCATGGCAGATTTCATTTCAGCTTTATCTTTCAGCGTCATGTTCTTTAATTGCCAGATACGAGGGTCGGCCAGCTGGTTGAATTGCTGAAGTTTTTGTACATAGACTTCTGGATTATTTTTGTACTGACCTAAATAATTTTGTTTGGCTAAGCTCATCTGATGGATAGACATCACTTGATCAGCTGCTTTCCGAATAGCTTCGGGGTTCATATGAGCATTGGGGTTTGCCGCTTCGGCCAGTGTGCGGGCTAGGTTTGTATCTCCTCCTGCAAGCGCGAGCATGTTGGCGTTTTTAGCCAACAAATCTGTATCTGATTTGATATCCCCCTCAGACAATCCCGTAATACGAGAAAGATCAGAAGCCCAGCTGGCTGCGTTAAACGCTCCACCAATACCGGTCGCTGCGCCATGAGCGTATTTCTTGATGTTCTGCAGAATAGAGATTGAATTCTGAGCGTTCGCCGCATTGGCTTGGGTATCGGCAAAATCTTTGTTGGCGACCTGAACGGTACCACCCACGTTCTCAGGCTCTCCCAAGGCGGGAGCCGATTGAACACCTTTTCCACCCGGACCCATGATGTAAGGGGCGCGTGCATTGGGGTCGTAGGCTTGAGTACCCACGGGGATTTGATTCACTGCAGCCGTCCCAGGAATTGGGCCCCCCATTTGAGTGGCTGCGAGGGGATTGGTATTGACGCCATACTGAACTTGGCCGGTATTGATTTGCGGGCCACTGGGTTGCAGCACGCTGGCCTGACCCCCACCGGTCAAACCCTGTCTCAACATATTCACCAGCATGGGTTGCACGGCTTTAGGATTATTATCAGCCAACTGCTTCAGGGGCATGATAGAGGCTTCAACATCCTTTGGATCCGCACCATATTGCAATGCATTTTGCGCAGCCGCATCCAATGCCGCATGAATGCCTTTTACATCGCCGGTACGGATAGATTCATCCCCAATCAGCCCTGTAATTTGATCGACGGTTTTCTGATGGAGCGCATTGGTTAAATCGTATTGCGCCCGTTGTGCGCCTGTCTGTGCAGTTTGTGTAACGGCTTGTTGTTGGGCTATGACCGGTTGTTGGGTTTGCTCGGCGACGTTCGCAGCCGCTTCTGCACTGCGCGCCTCAGCCTTTCGTTGTGCAATATCCGAGGCCAGTGTCGCCCGTCCACGCTGCACGTTTAATATTGAACCTGCGGTATTCGCAATATCCGAAAGCCGGCTTAATGGACGCGGTTGTTCAGCCTGCAGAGAAATGGACGGATCGATAGCCATTATGCGGTTTTCCCAAAGAGTTTATACATTGTATAAGCATCACTGATGTTCCCGAGGCTATTTCCGTATGCATTGGCCTGACCCACGGTCCCCGCTGCTTGTGCAGCGGCGCCAGAGGTCAGATAATTATTTGCTGCCGCCGTGGATGCCATTCCTGCGTTAGCCGTTGATTGGTTGGCCGTCTGGCCCAATCCGGCAATGCTGGCCAATCTATTGAATATATTGCTTTGGTTAGAATTGTAGTTCTGATATGCCTGTTGGTAAGCGTTCTGCGCATAATTCTGAGCAAATGTATTCAGGCCTTGAAGAGCATTTCCGCTGACCAATCCACCGGTTGCATTGGCTTGGTTGCGAGCCTGCCCCAATCCTTGGTCCAACATGAATTGATAATTGGGCGCTAAATTGGCATTGAGATCATTGGCATTGAATGCATGGGAAAACTGTCCAAACCCTTCTTCAGAGCCTGATGTCTGTGGCAATTGAATACCACTGGTAATGCCCTCACCACCTCCGGCCTGAACGACACTATTTTCAATATTCTGAAGTGCTTCCGAATCGTTAGATCCATAACCACCATTCAAATATTTATCGTAGGCATTCTGTGCCCATTGATCGCCACCTGAACGGGATAGAATGGGTGCAATCGCAGAGGAGGATTGCATTTTGCGAAAATCGTCTAGTGTCAGATTTTGGCCGGTTTTAGGAGTATTGACTCCAAATCCAGAGAGAATTTTGTTTAACGCCGTATATCCGGCCGAACGATAAGGAGCTTGTTGTTCATTAACGGTGTAGAACTGCTGAAGTGATGCATCAGCGGCTCTATTTGCAGCTTTGGATTGCGAATTTGCAGCCGATTTTGCGGCATTCGCTGACAGCGCTCCGCCAACTAACGCCGTTCCGCCTACAATCGCAGCAGTAGCACCCATGATTCACCCTAAAATTTTGGTATAAATACGCTCAAACGGCTTGTAATCCATACGCTCTAAAATAACACCCCAATCATTTGCTAATTTCACATTCTGCATGACTCGCTGTACACCGAGACGTTTTAGTTCTTCTTCAGCTGTTTTCATGATGCGTATACCCAAAGTACCCTGACGGTATTCGGGGGCGAGATATAGAATGTCGGATAGTGCGGTTTTGCTACTCTTGTAATGCAAATGATTGTTGATAATGTAAACCTGATATCCAATTAGCTCTGAATCATTACGAGCCGCGGTAACGCTTAACATTCCCGCATCAGACATAAGCTGATAACGATCCCAATCAGGCTCTAGTGCAATTAGATCCTTGTTGTGCGCAATTTCTTCCCAATGTCTTATGCATAAAACAGCCAAATCCGGTTGAACGAATCTCCAATCCTCAATTTGAATTGAGATGCTCATACCGCAATCCCGTCGTTAATCAATGCGGTTCTGATTTGATTCAGGAGCGCCTTGATATCGTTAAGCATGGTTTGCTCTGTCGCCGTGTAAGTGGCCCCAGCGGTTCCGGCTATAGCACCGTTTACAGCTGCACTGGTCTGCGCTGTCTTGCCATTACATCCGAAAGCACCCGTTGCCGTTACAGTGGTTCCTTTCACCGTTGAGGCAGTCGTAGCCCCCAGAGGCGTGCCATCAATCGCGCCACCGGTAATTGCAACGTTGTTAGCATTTTGTGTACTGATCGTCCCGAGCCCAGAAACCTGTGTGTTGGCAATTGCAATGGGTTGATCTGAGGAACTGGTAACTAACCCCTTGCCGTTAACAGTGAAGGACGCCGTGCGCGAAGCCGTGCCGTAGGATCCCGGCGTTCCATTGACTGTCGCCAACGTTAAAACGGTTGTTCCGCTCGTAGATGTAGCATCACCGGTGAATCCAGGCATCCGTAGGTCTGATAGAATCCCGCTTGTAATCTTTGAGGTATCAATTCCTGTGATCCCAATACTGATAGACCCGGGTCCGAAAGTAATCGAAAGGCCATCAGCAATAGAGATGAATCCCAGCGAATAAACACCACCGCTCCCTATTAATATTTCCCCATCGGATGGGCTGGTTCCTAACCCTGTCCCCCCTGAAGAAACATCAATGACACCTTGAATGACCAAGCTAATAAATTGAGGATTTAGCAACCACTGTTGCCATTCCCGAGTAATACGCCCTGTTTTTTGATCGACAAACGGTGATTGGGGAAACTTAATCGCTGGAACGCTCATTAAGTCCCACCTACATCTGCATTCAAGTTGGCTGAAACGATGACGGGATTCACAGGATCGGTGATTACAACTTCATAAATGCGATCCCGGGCCCATCCCAGCCGCCGCCAAATAGCTCTGTTCTTATATTGACCTTGTTTTCCGATAGAAACCCAATGCTCCCCAGACCACGTAGAACCGCCATCATTGGACCATCTCAGCATGGCTTGGGGGTTGTACCCCTGCCCCGTACTGAGACCCACGCCGGGCTGGAATTGAAGCTGTAAGTCGCTGTGGTAAACACGTTGGAAATCACTGACCAAATGCGGACAACGACGCATACGGCGAATCACATTTCCGTCATCGGTATAAAGATCGGGTTCCAATGAATAGAGTTTGCCGTTCTCAAAATCGCCGACAATCGGTATGTCGTTGAAGAATGCATAACAATTCGCACGATGGCGTTGATAAGCGCCATTCTTCCAATAGCGCCATTTATGCCAAAATTTTGTGGAGGCGTCATAAACCCAGGTTTTATTCGCGGAGGGGAATGTTACCACCCAGAATTCATGACCGCGGACTTGGTAGGTAAATCCAATCGCATCCGAAATATCATCATCCTGTAAGTCATTCTCCACGGCACTCGTTGAGATTCGTTCGGCTTGATAGCCATTCATTTGCAAGGCGACGGATTGCCCCCGTCTGTTACGTGAGACAAAAGCGAACGAATTACCCAATCTGGCGACCGAGAAAGGAGCCGCACACCCTGACTGGATCGAAGTACCCGGAACAATCTGGAAGGGAAACGGGAATGACCCGACATCCACCCAGACTTCCGAATAAGACTCGCCCAATACCCAGACTTCACGGTGATCACATATCAATGCCTTGGTATGACTGGGATCTCCCAGCATGGAGGTAAAACTTAACGGCTGCGTCGTTGTTGATAGCGCATCGGAAGCCGCCCATTGATTCGAATCGGGACGGTTATAAACGAAATAATTATCGACTATCCCGACGGTTATGCCGCCCTGAAAAGCCCCCTCACTGGCCGGTAGAGCCGTGAATACGCCGGTATTCAATATATAAGAATATCGATTGGCGCCATCGACAATATAAACAGCTATTCCGTTATCCGAGATAGAGACAGGACCGGCCGTCGATGACAGCGTTCCAATAATTACTGCATTAAAATGAGTGTCTATCTTGTAGACCGTATCGACGGAAACAGCGATCAGATAAATACCGCCAGTGACCGTCCACAATCCGCGCACGGGACCAGTGGTCAGTTGACAGCGAGTCAAAAGGCCTGGTGTTGGATAGAGCGTGAAATCTCCGCGATCAGCAGGGCCGAAGGGGGTTTTGCCTTCCTTGCGGGGGTCGTCTTCGACAAACCAATTGATAAGCTCTTGATCGTCTTGGTAGATGGAAGGCGCGGTATAGGCATCCCCCACGAACCCAAAATCTGGCATGCCGAGCCCTCAATAAATAAAACCACCTGAATAAATCCAGGCGGCATCCACTTTTTTGTTGCGGACAATGTCGGTATCGAACATCGCAGGCGCCTGAGGATTCATATTGTTGCGCTTAATAACCCCGCGGCCCAGACGCGCTTGTTCATCTATCATGGCGGCTAGGATTTGATTGACCTTTCCGTATTCGGGCATCAGCAGTTTTGCCAGATTGAATCGAATAGCCAATTCATAACCCGGAGGAAGCTGGACGGTGTCGGAAATCGTTTGAAACTTCTGCAACAATGTATCGGTGAAGATATGCATCTCACCGGATGAAGGGTTTGGCCAATAGGTAATCGTTCCCAACACTTCAGAGGGTTGATAGTACAACGCGCGAGGCCAAGGACCGGAAAGGGTTTTTAGCCCAATGATCTCGTATTGTTCCCTCTGAATAATGGAAACAGGGTAATCGATACCACCGGCTGTAGACGGTACGCGGACAAAGGCGGAATGAATGCGTTGCGGTCTTTCGTAATATCCCGTGATGGTCGTGCTGGCCACGGTTTGATTGATGTTGACCGTATAAGTGCCCAGCTCTGTAATATTCCCACCGGCTCCTGTGTTGAAGCTGACAATCTTGGTCCCTGCGGCAATACCAGAACCTGACAGGATTTGACCAACCGCTATTCCGCCATTCGTCAAAGACGTAATGGTTAGAATGTTATTGGTGATTGAACCCGTGAATTGAGTATTGATAGAGCCTGTTGGACCGACGGTGTATTGGTAAACATTACTGGTGAGTAAATGAATAATTTCGGTCGAATAGTAGACCATCAAATGTTCATTCGACCATTGATCCAGCATCTGATTGAGCATCGCCAGACAGTCGCTGGCCGTTGCTGCATCAGGTGGTTCGCCCGCTTCCAATGCTCCAATGGTCCTGAGAGCCTGAGAGATCAGGTCGATAGGCTGGGTCATGAGGTAACCAAGCGCAGGGCAGGCGCGCCGATGTTAATCACGCCAGAAGGGTTTGCTGCAAAAGTGGCTTTCCAGCGCACAACTACAGAGGTCATTCCCGATGGAATGGTAAATGCTTTGGTCTGCAGTACCCAGTTGAAATCATCTGAACACGAGCCGGAACCGTTGTAATCCATCGCACTGACGGTATAAGTAATACCACCGGCCGTAACTTCCACAAAAGCCGCGACATTGCGCAGATTTGCGATACTGGCGGTTCTCATACTGCAGGTGAAGATAAACTTCTCGCCCACACTCACCAGCGCATCGAGACTGTCGCATAACACATCGACGACACCGCTCGCAGCGCCGGACATGGTGATAACTAGATTATTCCCCAGCGTATCGCCATCCGCCGCAATAGTTCGTGCGGTCGTACTAAAAGCAGTCGTGGGTCCGGAACTATTGGTACAACTGTAATTCGCCGGCGCCGTACCGGTTGCCGTACCACCCACAGAGCCGCCAGTAGTCGTCAAAAACCCTGGGTTTCGTAATGCCTGCGTGGAAGTCGCATTGACACTGCGGTCGTCGGCGGAAGAAATAAATCCCAGCCGATTGACGATATTTGGAAACATTAATTTGAGAGAGGGTGTGAAGGCGTTGTCAGTCATTCGACGCGCGCCCAGCGAATTAGGGTGCGTGCCATCAGTGGAATAACTGGCTATCCAGTCCCCCGTCGCACTCGTCGTATTCAGCGTTGCGCCTATAATATTCACCGCAATAACACCAGGTGTAGAACGTGCCAGCTGACTCAGCGCCGTATTGAGTGCCATCTCTTTAAGATCGTTGGCTTTCGGGGTAATAAAAAACAGGAAAACCGTGGCATTGATGGCCAAGGCTTTGTTGATCATCGACTGGATATTACCGAGGGTGCGGGTTTGCGAATAAGCAGCGGTATTAAGGTCGTTTCTCGCACAAGATCCAAGAATCACAATATCCGGATTCCAGGCAATCACATCCCGATCAAACCGAGCCAGCATCATCGTGGAACTCTGACCACTCCCTCCTGCATTGATCATGCGATCGATCGGATGCCCTAATGTGGCATTGGCCATTTCGATAAAACTGCGGTCATTAACGCGCTCAGGCACCATGACTTGAATAGCTGCCGTGGCCCCTTGTTGGTCAGTCAATACCGTGGCGGTGCCCGATACCGACCGATCAGAGACGACTTGCGCGTTGTTTGCGTCGATGACAATGGCATTGGTGAAATAACCATTGAATCCGTCTTCAGTACATCCTGTGATAAAGACATCGCCACCCGGATAAATCCCGTGGTTGTTGTAGGCAATCGAAATGGTATTGCCATTCCCCTTTAGGGTTCCGGTGGTGGAGGTATAGTTTCCGCCCGCAACAATGCTATCCCCCATGGCAACAGCCAGCTTACCCGCATTGACCCCCGCAATACGTCCATTTAGGCCCATCGCAGTATGCGCATCGGCGTGGGCAGTTAATGCTGCCGAGGATGACAAATTGCTGGTAGTCAGCCCAAAGGTGTTGGTTGTGCTTTGCGAGTTCGGACCCGGATTGGACATGGAATCAGTCTCAGTTCATTACCGTGGGCAGAGTTTGTTGGTTCGGACGCATAACGACGACGTAATACACCCCGGCTGCTGGAGTGGGAGTACCCGCAGTGGAGTTGCTGAAAATGATATTGAGGGTATTCAGTGCAGAGACTCGAGAATCCGCAATGCCAACACCCGCTGTTTGCGACCCCGAAAATTTAACAATAGCAATGTCGGTAGTCTGCAAACCGGGGATAGTGAACGTTTCGGAAGTGGTAGTAGAGGCGGTCAGAGCGGTCGGCGTCAGAGAAGGTGCCAGGACCATCATCGTCCCGACATTGCCGCGCACAGCATCAGTCAACATGATTGATCTCCAAAAAAAGAGGGGGCCGAAGCCCCCTTAAGTCAGGACGAGAAGTCGTAACCGTAGATGTAAACATCCATAGTTGCGGCAGCGCCCTGGGCCGTGCCGACATTGAGATACAGATAGTCAACGGTTGATGTGGCAGTGGATGCGACCGTTCTGTCTGACCGTACCGTGGGGCCTGTGAGACCGCTCAGGGCTGCGTTGGCGACAATGGCCGTACCACCCGCACCAGGGGCCGTAAACAGGCCGGCGGCGGCCGTGGTGAGGCTGATCGATGCATTCACAAACACCACGGTGTAAACCGAAAAGGTGGTCGTGTTGATCAACTGAATAACAGCTTGATCACCCGTCGCATTGACGTTGACGCCCTTAGCTACACCGAGCAGACGAATGGCCTGGGCCATCGATGGATTTTGCGTGTTGCTACCGACTTGAATGTTCGGACCGGGATTGCTCATGATCAAGTCTCCTTAGGACGCAACACGGCACGCCAGCTCGATATACAGAGGTGCCCAACCAAAGAGCACATCCATCCGAGTCGGAATGGCATCGTTGTTGATGGTGTATTGCCGGACAATCCGCACCGAGAGACCGGATTCTTTGGACGCTGCGCGGCCGGCGAAGTGAACGCCTTCCGGCATTTCCAGATCCGCAGTAGCCAGCGTGAATGCATTGCGGTGCATCACAATGTTTTGCGGACTGGATACCGCGGTAGCGGTGGTGCCAGCAATGGAGAACGGCGTTACCGTGGCGGTAGCCGAAGTGGCCGCCACAACGACGTTTTGGAATTGACCGGCGGTGATGATGGCGGGGGAAACGGTGACCGAAATCGTACCCGCTGTACCCGTTACTGCCTGGGTGACAACGAAGTTACGCAGCTTGCCATACGACTGACGGTTCTGCGGGTTCACCGCATAGACGTTGGCGATGGTAAATACGTCACCTTGTTGCAGGGTCAGCGTTTGCGAGTTGGTCAGCGTGATCGTAGAAGTAGACTGCCATCCGGAACTGATTGAACCGGTGAAAGCACCTGTGGTGTTGGCGGTCAGGGTACCGACAGTGGTCGCCCAGGAACCGAATACCTGGGTATTCACGTTCTGATCGAGCTTCCAATCCAGGCCGCCGGCATCACGCCCCATCAGACCTTTGCGATATTGCTCGCCGATATTGCTTTGCGGGGTGAACAGACCTTTCAGCGAATCAACGATGGCCGCGGAGGTGAAGGGCTCCAGACAAACCGAGCGTTGACCATCACGAGGTGCCGCCTCGGCATCGAGATACGCTTGCGCCTGGAGGAAGGTGCTCAACGATGCTGCCGTGGTGCCTGCAATACCCACGATGTTGGCCGTGGAGTTCTTGGCCATCGACAGACCCAGGTAATCAATCCGGTTGGCAATCGCCGCCATAGCCGGCTTTATCAGACGGTCGGAAAACCGATCCATCGACAGCGTCAGGTCTTGAGTGGTGAATTGGGTATCGACGTGAAACTGATCACCGTAGGGGTTCGGGTTGTTAACCGAGTTACCCAGAGTGACCGGAGTCGAGCCCTCGTAGAAGTCTTCAACATTCAGGTTGGGGCCTGAAGTACCGATGAAGCGCGCCGGGCGGCGAACGTTGAGGGTATTGCCGATTTTGGCACCGGTACGAGCGAAAGCGTCGTCGTATTCCCGGTACACGCCTTTGGAGAAAGTGAGTTCGTTTTCCAAGACCATCAGGGCTTCCTGAGTGATCATGGAAATCGTCAGAATATTGTTTGACATTGAGGTGTCCCCATACAGTTAACAAAAGAATCAACTTTTGTCCCACTGACATGGAGACGGACGGATTTTCCCTGTTTACGTCGCAGGTTGACGAAGCCTTCCTGCCCACCGGGTCGGGCGTTTTACCCCGGAATTATCAGATTTTCCCAGCCTCTCTCAATTTCCGATACTGCTCTGGCGTCCCACGAAATTCGCCATTGGCGTCAATCAGGTTATCCGGCGTGGCTTTCGATTTAATCGGCCGGATGGGAGCCGGTGCTTTCGAGACTTCAGGCTTTACTTCAGCTTTCGGCTCGACCGGTTTATCCTCTCTGGATTTTTCCAATCGAGCCTCAATTTTCCCCAATTCTTTTAGCGCATTTCGCGCTGAAAGTCCATTGATTTTTGCGATAACATCTGGGTTGGATGCCAGATGATGCAATAAATAAGGGCCTAGTTCGCTTTCAACAATTGCATCGCGGATTTCATCCGAAACCTGAGCATCTGCACTCGCCAGTACTTCATCGTAATCTTCAATTTCTTCCTTCGCCGCGGCCAAACGGGTATTCCAATTGGCTACCACGCCTTCCCGTCGCTGTTGTTCCTTGGCTGCTTTATCGGCCTCTTCGCGCTGATGCAAAGTGTCTTGAACTTTCCATTCCGCCAAGGCTTCGGCGTATTCAAACGCGTCCTTGAAATCATTGGGATTGGGTTTAGCGTTCGCCTCTTTTATCGGTTCCTGCGGCTTGAGTTTGGCTTCTAATTCTTCGCGGGCTTTACGTTCGCGGTCCACCTCTGCGCGAATGCGGTCACGATCTGCTTCCGCTTGTTTGGCCCGCTCGGTCAGCTCCCGCATACGCTCTTGGATTGCTTTCTTGGGGCGACCTGGCTTTCCCTTTTCAGGCTCTTCTTGCTTGGCTTCCGTTTCTTCTGAAGACTCCTCGGGCGTTCCATCGGGCTTTTCTTCCACAACCTCGGGTTCTTCCGGCTGCGGCTCTGTTTGGGGTGTTATACCCAAAAACTCATGGAGATTTTCAGAGGTGACAACTTGAATATCAGGACGGTCATTCGTTTCGGTCGGCATCGGCTAATTCTCTCTCTTCTCGGTCGGCAGCTTCCTTGGCTTGGTTGGCGTCCAAATGTTTGCTTAACAAATCTACAATACCCTTGATCTCAGCCACACTGATTTGGGTATGGGCTTTGACAGCTGTATCATGCATCCAGGCCGCATTGTCCTCGCGGTTCTTCAGCAAATTAACTTCATCGCGGGACTCGACATCATGGGCTTTGGTGGTGGCATTGATGAGAGTACGTTTGTTCTCACCGTCTTGTTTCATCTGCTCAATTCCATGTTTGAACTTGATCTCCAATCCCTGCGCTTGAATCACACCTTGTGCTTGTTGCAATTGTTGCTGCAGAGACTTGATCATCATCTGCGCCGATTCAGGGATATCGGAGTGTTCATCGAGCTGGGCCAATGGATTGGCTGCTGCGAGTCGATCCGCCAGCGTTTCCATGCCGGGCGCATCAATAACCCTTACCGCAAGGTCTGCACCGGCTTTCGCGACCTCTTCGCCCAGAGGGCTGTTTAAGAGTTGGGTAAAGGCTTCCAAGGCTTCCTGGCGCTTGGTGTTATAGCCGGGACCGGTGTCCATAACGACGTCATATTCACCGACTGTAATGTCATTGATGACTTTTGCTACAGCGCCTTGTTCATCCATTTCCTTCTGGTTAATCGTTACCAGATCAGCCCGGCCATCCTCGCCAATGATTCTCAGCGTACGCTCGGTGTCATAAATCTTCGGGGCAAGATCCAATATAACCTTGCCGGTATGCGCAATAGAACGGGTCAAGTTATCGTAAAAGTGGAACGTACTGATATCCGATTGTTGCTGTTCAGACTTCAACGCCTTCCCGGAAACATTTCCCGAAATCCGTTGGGCGGGCTCCACAATCCCCAGTACAGAACTGAGATCGTCCGAAATGGACATCGCCGCAACCATCGCGCCTTCCGGAGGAGGTTCAGGCTGAAGACGTTGAGGGGGCGGGGCTTCTTGTTCCTGGATATCGCGTTGCTTGTAATGCAATACAGGGCGGGCAGAGAGGTTGGCCTGCATCCACTCTTGCTCAAATCCATCATCCTGTCCTTCTGCCAGCAGCCATTTGGCTTTAGGAGCCAAAGCGACTGATTCGGTCATGCTGGTACGCCAGAAGTTGTACATTTTCTGTGGGTCTTTAGCATGACGGACAATACCAAATTTCTTTTTCTTGCCATCCAGAATGACGATGTTTCCGAATACCGGAATAATCGGGATCCAACGTCCAGGCCATTCCCTCTCCTCCAGAATCTCCATGGCGGTCAATTTGTACCAATGGATTTTCTTGCGATACGAAGAGCGTTCAGCAACCACCATAGGTGCAGGAATGCCAGCCTCAACCATCAGTGTGTACTGATCTTCCCAAAGCGTGGTCTTGTCGGCGAGCATATACAGTGTTTCTGACTTCTCTATCACCTCGAAATATTCGGCAATCCGCACTTCATCTTCGGTAATCCAATCACCCATATAATCCCCGGTTCCCAATTGGGTGAAATTAGCCCCCGTATCAGACCCCGGATAATGGATTTCAAAGACTTTCTTGTTGATCAGGTCGGAGATCAAACATTCCCGCTGATCGGCCCCATCCGGCGATTCACTGGATGGATCGAAGTAAACAGAAAAGGGATTTGCGATAGGTTCAATGTAAATTTCCTGATCGAAACTCTCAGGACGGCAATAATCAGTCACTATCCGCCAGTATCCCCACCCCATTCTAAGCGCGGATTCAAAGGCGTTATCGTAAGCTGTGTCAGCCGCTGAATTAACTTCGATGTGACGGCAAATACCGGAGATCACGTCAGCAATCTTGATGTCGGCTCTGCTATCCACGGCCTGTACTTTGATACGAGGCCGTTGTTGACGTTGTTGGTTGGCCACCCGACGGATATAGGCATCGAGTTTATTAATCGTGAGGCAGGGCCTTTGCTCCAACATACGGGAGTTTTGTATCTCTGCAGGCCACTGCTCACCATGACTGAATCTCAGATCAGATTGTGCTTCTGACCTGTTATTCGATTCAGCATCATTCGCCCGCCGAAAGAACGCCATGGCCCTGTCAATGACAGCGCGGTCGCCTTTTTTATCGGTCATGCCATCCAACCCCCGCCAGAACTCATATCAATGCGGGGCGATTTCTTCTGCCGGACCGTGGCAAATCTCAACATCATGAGCGCATACCGGGTAGCGGAGAGAATGTCATCATTGAGTTTGACGATAAGACCTTCTTTGCGGTGATAGAGACGAAATTCCTCAAACCAATCGTTGAGGTGATCGAATACTTTCAGGCGTCCGGTTTGCATGCGGTCCAACATCTCCGTAACGCCGGCTTCCACACCATTGCTGCCGTCCTGAAAAGTGGCTTTGTCGGGAAGCATTTTGAGACCTTGATGTTGATATTGTTTGGCCAATTCAATCCCAGACCCTTTGTCATGCTGCAATCCATCGTGCGGCCATGCCCAAGGAAGCCATTCCCCCCAGCCTTTAACCAGTGGAGCAAACATCAACGGTGTGTGTTCCCTGGCCCGCGTACAGGCTGTGACATAAATCGTATCCGTATCCCGATCCCACGCTAATTTCACGCCACCCGTAGGATGGTCCCAACCAAAGTCGATTCCGCCAATTTGAGGCCAGTGATCAGGGATGGGAAACGAAGCGCATTTGATATATTCCTCTTCGATAGGGAATACGCGCCCCGATCCCATCGTGGGAATGCCTTTGGATCTCGCATCCCTCTCATGCAATGGGTAGCTCATGATGATGGCCTGCCGTTGTTCTGGCGTGTAATGCAGCACATCATCGATAGTCATGTTCGTTACATGCGTACCCGGGACCTTATCCAGCAGGTAACGCTTGACCACGTTCGTCATCCCTTTGAGCGGGGTGAATGTAAACATGATCGGACCCATAGCTACATTGGTACGGGTCAGTCCTTCGGTATAAACGTCTTCGTCGTGCTCTTCATCGAACCAGATAAGATGGAGGGTCGGCCCTTGCCACTTTTCACGACCTTGATCATTGGATTTGAAGCCAAGGAGGCTTTCTCCTGCCTGGATATCACCGCCTCCACCATGACGTACAATGATGGTATCAATGGCGTTGGGTGTTCCTCTCTTGTTCGTGACATCCCTCAAGCACTCCTTTGGGATCATGCCGGTGCCCACTTGCCCCAGAGCACCGTATAAAATACGTTGTGGATTATCCCTGGTGGATTCTCCGGTAATGCCTGATGCCCATGCGCTAATGGGCTTATCGAATACTTTCCCCTCCCACCAATCTGGGTATCTCCCTGTCAGGTGCATTGCTGTCTCGGCACCCGCTGACAAGGTCTTACCCAACTGGTTGCCCGCCATCAGCAACCGCTCTCTAAATTCCTTCCCCGCCTTGTGAAACTCCATTTGCTTCAGATAGGGCTCATAGTCCCTAAGCTGGTTGTAGCTCTTCCGCTTCTGGAATTCCCTCTCCAGCACCTTGAGCAATAAGGATGGCTCGACAGGCAGTGATAATTGCGCTGAGCTGGTCATCGCTTAATTCATCCAACGAGCTATGGACTTCCACTTCTTTGGGCAGCAATGCAGCCACTGTTCGTACATAACCACTTGGATCAGTGGCTCGCATCTTTTCAATTGCATCGCGACCATGGACCTCAAAATCTTCAGACAACTCTTTAAGAAAGTCTGCCTGTATCTTGTTTCGCGTTCCCTTAGGCTTGCCTCCAGGGTTGCCAGACTGGCCCGGCTTGAACCAGCTAACAGACCTCTTATCAACCTGCTGCTGTGGATCATTCACTTATGCCGCGACCTCATCCTCAATCACCCCAGCAATATCCCACTCCCTCATGACCACAATCTTTTGGCCTTCGATGTCATGCTCTTCGCCTTTATCGAGGCTGAAACACACGCGTTGGCCGACTTTGAGGGTGGTGGGGTACCAATATTCCTTGAGCTTGCGTTCTCGCAGGGCTTGGACGTTATCCAAGTTACCTCTCCAGATACCTGGTCCAATGCTGACGATGGTTCCATGGGCCATTTTCTGGTTAACAATGAGTCGGCCATCGTAGGTATTGCGTTGAATGAAGACTCGATCGAGGATGGCTTGCATTAGCGGCGTGGCTCCGATTGGACTTGGACGAAGACGGACGTGGCGCCTGCAGCACCCTGCATAGTGAGGGTGATATAGGCATTCGCTGGGAAGTTGTAGAAATCATCAGCGCCGGCGGCATAAGCAACTACGACACCGGAGGAGTCCCGAATGGCACGTTGTGCACCATTGGGATCCTTGAAGGTGAGAGCTACAGTTCCACCATTGAATGTCCCGTCCACATGAATCCATGTAACCCCATTGACGTTGAGCGCCAGGGCATCTCCGTTGGCAAGGAGAGTTGTATAGTTCGGTGAATTGGTTGGCATGTATTAGCCCTTCAGGCTGGTTTTCAATGAGGTCTTCAGCGAGCCTTTAAGGGACTGCTTGAAGCCAGTATTTCCCCCGGTTCCTGGGGTAAGCACGGTAATCGTGAATGGTTTTTCAAAGGTCAGCGAAAATGAATCCGTAGTACGAATACGGACGGAATAGGTTCCTGCACCCAAAACCGAGGGGTCGTTACAACGCAGATTGGCGCCAGAGATATTGAAGCTGGCGTTATTCGTGCTCCCGGCGCCCGCTACCAGGGTATAGGTAAACGTATCTCCGGGATCGACATCAACGCTGCTTAGCGTCCCTACAAATGCGTTTACTCCCTCTGTCGTGTAACAAGAGCTGTTAGACAGGAGAATATCTGTTGGGGCTGCCGGGCCCGATCCACTGACCAACCCCAGTGTAATGATCCCGGCTATTGAAGAGCCCGGACCTATAGGTGTGACAAGTTGGGCAATGGACATCAGGTAGCCCGGGTACGACTGGTCGGAGCAGTGGAGCTATCCAACGTATAGGTTGCAGCGGTCGTACTGCCGTCCAGCTTCTTGACAGTGAGGGTTGTGCCCGATACCGATACCTCGCCAACAGATTGCATAGTTAGGAAAGCCGCTTGAGCCAGGGTGGGTGCTACACCATCGGCGGCATAGCTCTCAATCATTTGAGTCGTGAGAACTGCAGTCGATACATCGGTTTTTGCAGTCGTACCCAGTGACCCGATTGAACCCACGACGTTTCCACCGACATTACCTGTCACTGAACCTACAGCACCGGTAACAGACCCTACTGCTCCTGTGACGGAACCGACAGAACCTACAACGTTACCACCTACGTTACCGGTAACACTGGCTACTGCAGAAGCCGCAACTGCGGTACCAATGGACGTTTTCATGGTGGCAGTAAAGTCACCCGCAGTGGGTGCATTGGTCAGGTTGGTGACGGTGGTAATCGTGCCAGCCGTGATATTGGTAGTGCTGGCCAGCGTGGCAGCAGGGAATGTAATCGTTCCTGACGCGCTTGCAGTCTGACTGCCGATTTGGGTAGCGTTGACGGGGGGTGGTGAAGCTGTAGATCCAGGTGCGCCTCCAAATAAGAAATATGTAATTGTGCCGGACGGGGTTACATCCCAATTGGGGCTTACAGTCAAAGTATCAGTCGAGCCAACATTGCTATCCACAACACGGAATTGCCAATAACCTTGTGTCGATCCGAAAGCAGCAATAATGTTGCCGCGGCAAGTATTATCACCAAATGCCGCAGCCGAACGCATGACAAGTGTGGAGGCAGTAGCAGATTGAGCAGTGCCGTTATCCGATATTCCAAATGATGGAATGGCGCCGAGGGGCACATTGATATTATTAAGATCAATACCCGCTTCCCCAGTGCTGGCAATATCCAGCGTCCTTCCCGCGGTGGTCGGCATGACAGCTGAACGGTTCTCGATCGAGAAACTACCCACCACATAGCCTACGGCGGATGTACCGCCTACCGTTCCCGTAGTGATTACTAGGTCATAGTTGGTAGCCGTTGCATATCCGTTACCGCCCGAAGCTACAACACGAACGTTGTTCAGGCCGGTTCTGCTATCGAAATCCGCAGTTAATGTGATACCCGCCGTGAGTTCGGTGGTGCTATTGGCAGGATAGGCCGAAATCACAGGACTTCCCGAGAGCGTTGTTGGAGCACCTGTCGAGGCAGCGGTTGTGGCGAATTTAATATCTATCGTATCGCCGAGCCGGATGTCTCCGTAATAGCTCATCGCGTTAAACTCCCGAGTAAAAGACCATTGACGAGACATCCATCCACTAGATTTCCACTGCCACCACCCCCACCGCCGGGTTCGGGCACAATGAAAATGTATGCAATGTGGTTTGCCGCTGAACCATGCGTATTGGTGAACGTCGCTTGTTGAGAGCCGGAGCTTGCCGTTTTATATTCAACGCGCAGCGCATTGGCGCCTGCGGCGCTTGTGAATCCTGTGCCGGCTGCGGGGATAGAGTTGAATGCGGAATCGCATGCAACGCCCCAGTTAACAGCCGTCGTTGCGCCCCGCGTGGCCGACCCCGAGACAACAGCATCAGTCCCAGTCCCGGCAGACGCACTCAGACTATTGGTGCCATCTGCTGCGCCCGTGCTCAACCCGCTAAACTCGGAAGTAAATCCATTCATGCCGAATGCGGGTGATGCAGACAGCGTAATTTTGATTGCAGTGACACTGGCGGGCATGCTGGGAATATTGAATACGACCATACCCGTATCAGTTGCGTACCGTTGTGTGACGCCTTCTTCGCTGTAGGTAATCGCGTTATTGCTTTGGTCGGTCACACTCACCAGCGTGCGCGCGGGATCGCCGCTGTTCTGAAAATACAAAACGCCAGCAAAGACTCTGTTGCCTGTAGTAAAAGCGACAGCCGGCGTCAATGTTCTGGTTGCAGAACCAGAAACGAGGCCGAATGTTTCAGTATTGACGTGCGCAAAGGCCATTTTATCTATTCAGCTATTTCATACTCGGAAGAAAATATATCTGGCGCCACAATACGTCGCCCACGAATAGGATGGGCAACTAAATAGTGGCCGAGGGTTGGATTAAATTCCTTCATCCATCTTTCCGATGCATGCAACTCATAATTGTCGGAGCCTAGAATAATTGTTTGATCCGCCTCTTGTGGATGCGGCTGCATGTCAAGGATTTGCCATGCCTGACAAACATCGCCACTACTTAATTCTTTGCAGAGGATGCTCACGATGTATAGGGACCCCAAGTAGTAATGACGGTATCCGTCTCATCGTATTCGACGATATAAAGACCGCTCTGGCCGGTTCCGATGTAACCGAGGTTGACGGTGGTGGTGACCGTAATGCCGGATTTGGTGCTGGGCTGCACGACAAATTTGTTCGCCGACCCTGGCGTTGAAGCATTAATCAATTCCACCCTTCGTCTGGCGGTTCCATTCGAGGAATAGGAAATGTACATATCGTCGATATAGAAAATCGTATCGCCCCAATCATTCCCGTTAGGGGTTGTGGGGCCATTCCCGAAATAGAGCTGGAAAATCAAATATCGGAAGGGATTGGCGTTGTCGTTTGTTCCGCGGTAAATCCGGTTTGTTGAATTGACCGTAAAGTTGTAGCTGGCGCCTGCATTCGTAATATCCCGGATTTTTCGGTTATAGATGCCGTTTGCTGTGCCCGGCGTAGAATTTTCTTTGGTGTACATCTGGTCACGTACCCAGATGTTCTGTGGATAACCATCGACTGTGTTTAAAACGGCTTGTGAATAAGGAGAATTGGTTGATCCACCCACATAACCAGGATCTGCCGTAAAGTTGGAGAACGGCATGTTGTCGCGTGCAGCACTGGATGTGTCATAACACGAGGGTGGATATCCATCTACAACCTCTGGACCACCACCGCCTGTATGATCAGTAATGGTCTGCCAACGGTCGGTTTTGAATTGCACTCCGCTAAAACTGGCATTGCATTGCCAATAATAATTTCTGGACCGATAGACATCGGTGGAACCTGATGCCCCTACATCAAATTGATAACTACCGCGGGCATTGGAGCTAGACTCTCCCCGTGCCGCAGGGTCATACACCAACGATTGAGCGCGAGAAAGTGTCCTTGTATTGCTGTAATACCAATCACTCAAGGTTGCAAAAAGTTGCGTCCAACCCGACTTGGTGAAATGGGTATTTAAAGTCCCGGTATTGATTGCTCCCGTTGCGCCGCCAAGAAATTCAAATGACGGAAGCGTGCCAGAAACAGAACTAGTAAGCTGAATCGAGGTGTTATCAGTGAGGGTCGAGCCACCCCCGCCACCGCCTGAATAAGCGGGACGTAATTGAGGGCGACTGGCCACCTGTATCAAGCCCAATTAAATCTCCGTCAACATAAATGTAATCGCTTTAAGAGGTAACCTATTGCACCGAGATGGTCACAGTAGGTTTTTGGGGCTTTGGGAGGGTATTGCACGCATCTTGAGCAAGAGTTGCTGTGCCTGGATCCGACCAAACGCCCAAGGTGTCACTCACGCTGGCGGCGAAAATGGTTCCCGCTTTAATACAGGAATTGGCGGGAATGTTGACGGTATAACTACATGTCTGGACCATACCCAAAGCCTGAACGGTTTGTGTCGGCTGAGTCATTGCGAATAGATATTGTCCAATATCCGCGGCAGAGAAGACCGAGCCATCGACGCGGGTGGTTGGAGGAGCACAATTCAGGACAATTTTGGTGGCGGACTCGGAAAAATGAGAAAAGGCCACCATCCCCGCAAGCAGGGAGAGATGTATCCAGCGCATATCAGGCTCCGGGATGGGGTGGGATATAAACTTGGGCGGCTTCGGTAATCCAGTCCAGAACATCTTTAACCTGGATAACCTGTTCTGGATTGAGCAGACCCTCACCGATGCGCTTCTGCAATTCGGCATCGACTGCATCAACCAGTGCATCTGCCAGCAATTGATCGGAAGGCGTCAGGTCCTCGTTAGCCAACCGAAAGGTGATGGCTTGGCGAAGCGCAGGCAGGGAAAGCTGCTCCCCTCCCAAGAGGGATTTGGCGTCCCCTACGATAACGGAAACGCGCTGGGCACGAGTTACCTTATCCCCGCCCCCCTCGATAACTTTCATGGTCGCGACCTGAATAATCAGCTTGGCCGTTTGAGGATTGTCTTTCATCCAGGCACAGGCGCCCAAACAGAGAGCAAGGAGCAGAATGGCGGATTGGGAAAAACGGGTCATTTGGACTCCTGTACGGCTTGGGTGGGAGCTATATTCTGGGAATGGCCAACGTTCAGGGCGATGAGGCTGACCGCCGTTTTGATCTGTTTCAGAACCGGAATATCGTTAGGAGGAATGACCGCATCGAGGATTGAGGCGGCATAACCAATTGATGTGACAATGGTAAACAATTCGGCACCCGTCATTGCGGCTTCCTCGCGATCAGATGTTCCAACGCCGGACTATCATGCGTTCGAGCAGGTAAATGGCACGGCCGCCCATATGGCCGGCAATACCTGTACATGCAGCGGTCAGATAGAAATCCCAGCCAAGGCTGTAGCAGACATAACTCGTGATAATCCCGGCGAAGCCGGAAACAGTCCATTCGCCCATAAGCTCGATCATCGAAAAAGGGAGTTTGTCGCGCTTAATGCGCGAGAGATAACTGGATGTGCCGCCCCAAATAGCCAAGACAATCAACCAGAGGTATCCAAGGCCACTGCCTTTGATAATCTCGGAAATACCGCTATTGGACGGCTCTAACACGGTTTTCTCCGGGCAATAAAAAACCCGGCACGATGGCCGGGTTTCAGAAAGAATTGGGCAAATTTTAGAGACAGCTACGCCCACGAGCGCTAGTTAAGCGCGGTTCTAATTCCATGTCAATAGGTGATTGATATTCCCGGATAAAGGCTAACTTGGCCGCATCGAGTTGCCGATAGGAGTAGCTCAAATGCCGAATATATCGCCCCTGCAAGACCTGAAAATGATGGGGGGAAACTGCCTTGAGAATGCCAAGAGCTGAATCGACATCAATCATGACAATATCGTCTCCGGGTGGAATCTCGCTTTCTGGCGCCTCATCCGCAAACCCCGAGCGATAATCCATTTGCCATTTCGCAGCGGAATATTCCAGCTTCCGCAGTTCGTTGGCCGACCATTCGGCCCATTGGGCTAATAGATTATCCGCATCGCTCAAGGTCATGCATCACCCCCTGAAATTCCACCATGCCCGCGCATCAAAAGACGGGCAAGCTTTTGCCGGATTGAGATCGCGATGGCCACAAATTGCGGCTTTCGGATATCGGCTCACCAACTCGGTAATCAAATCACGCAGTTGTGCCCATTGCTCCCAGGTAAAGTTGCAAATGCCATGACCGCCACCCACTACACAAACGCCGATGGAATTTGCATTATGGCCTGCTACATGAGCGCCCACCTCTTCTTCGGAACGCCCTGGCTCAATGGTTCCATTGCGTCGAATAACCCAGTGGTAGCCAATGTCTCGCCATCCCCGTCCTTGCGGCGGCGGATCGGTATGCCATTTGCGAATCTCGGTCGCTCCAATATCCATTCCGGCCGGAGTATCGGAACAGTGGATTACGATTTGATTGATTTCACGCATATTTAGAGTGCCCGGAAGAAATAATAACGGCAATTCGGATTGACTGAATCTGCATAGTCTCCAATGAATTTCCCGCCTGCAGCAATATCATTACTAAAAACCGCTGCAGGAATAATTATTCGAAGGCATAAATCACCAGCTTGCGCGCCAGCAGCGTTTTCAGCCTCTGTGGGTTGATCAACCAAGCGCATGCCGCGCAATGCGGGCACAGTATCAATATCAATGCCGTAAACGGCCAGCACACTATCTCTATCGATTACTTTTTCCATTGCTATTCACCTTCAGATTTATGTGATATTCCCAACCCGGCGATTAGCATTTTCGCTTCGCCAGCACTCCACAATTAACTCTTCGCTGCTTCGCTCATTTTTCAGCTTTTCATAATCGAAAACAGCCTCCTCATGCTTCTTGAGCCATTCGCGATAACTTTCGCTAACTCTAGCCATGGCTTCACGCTCCTGTGCATTGCTGCCTTTGCATTGCAGGATTTCGATAGCCAGGACAGTCTTCTCTTGTTTGTCTAGGCCAACCATATAAGCTTTCGCCCTGGCAGCGACCTCATCTGTCTCAACCAAGAACCGCATGGCTTTATCGCGGCGGCTGATATCGATCATGCCCGCACCCTCAGCTCTTTAAGCTTTCGCCTGTATTCCGCCTTGATCGCCATGAGATCGTCGATACCGTATTTCTTGACCAAATGCGGCCCCTCAATCTCAGCGACTATTTCCGGCCCATACTTGAGCAGTAATCCGATTCGATAATTAGCGATATTCCCTGAGAGGTGGCTGTTGCAATATTTGCATTGTTTGTTCGCGTTCCGTTCGTGGAAACGCAGTTCTGGGTTCGCCCCAACAGACCGATAATGGCCGCAGTCGTAATCTCCCCCGCGTGTCATCGGCGTGAAATCACCGCAGGAGATGCAGGGCAGGTCAACATCACGGGCGCGGATATAGGCATTGAACGCCGCCTGCGCCTCTCTCAGATGCTGTGAGCGTGTCTTGAGTGCGCGCTTGCGCTCAGCATGCAGTCTGCGCTCAATCTTCTCGTGGACCTGTCTTGTGGCCGCTATGGCGCATTCGGTCGAACAAACCCGTTGCAGACCACTCCGAGGGATAAACTCTTCCCGGCAGATCCTGCATTTTTTGGGCTTTAGTTGGGGGAATGCGCGAGCCGAAGAAATCATGGGAAAAATCCGACGAACGGCACATTGTGCCTATTGCAATTGAGGCACGATGTGCCTAATCTATACCCATGCCAGCCACAACGGCGAGGCGGAAAAGGAGAAATAAAATGAGCAACGCCACTGCAAAAATCATCGAAAAAATCGACGTTGAACGCGACTACGGTTTGATCGGCACCGCACTCGTCATCGACCATGAAAAACATGGCCGTTTGCTGCTCAATGACGGGTTTGGCGGCATCGATACACCGGCGGGCGGGGCTGTGCGCTGGCGGCATGGGATGGCAGTCAAGTTGCTGCCGAGCGATACCATCGAGTCGCTGCAATCCACGCCGTGGAACGACTACGCCTCTACCTACGATGCCGTGCTTGCTGGCCATGACAAAAATCGCCCGGTGCTGGACTGGACTGGCGACATGGTCGAACGCCTTGCGAAATTTGCGCTGTGAAACCCGACGCGTCAAAACACAACCCAGACCCCGAGTACATCCGGGGTCTTGTGTCGTCCACCGGACTCTCTCAGCATGCCGCAGCGCAACAGATTGGCATTTCGGCGCGCGTGATGCGGTATTACCTGTCGGGCGAGCGCGACGCTCCATACCCGGTCCAGTACGCTCTGGAGCAATTGGCTGGCACATGAATGCGCGAGCGGGAGAGGTCATACCGCATTCTCGCTCTTAGGGTTTATATATTCGACAATTGATGGAGTGCCTATGAGGACTCCATGTTTGAATAAAGCGGAAAATTCAATCCAGCCAGACTGCTTCTCTTTTGGGTCTATGAGAAAATCGTAGAATCTGATCTCTCCAGTGAAATTCTCCTTTTCCCAGCGCTCGTTAATAGGAGTCATTAAGCCAACTAACGCGGCCAGTCCCTGCGCATTTGGATCGCTACGGTCTTCAACGTCATATTCCAAATGCCACAAACTGCCATCGGCCTTGATCAAATAGTTATCACATAACTGTGCTGGTGTATCCTTGGTCTGATAATTAAGTGCATTGGCGCCATCCACGGGCAATGGATATTCACATTTGAGATAGTCAAACATGCCCATCATTCCCCCTCCCCGCGCTTAACCTCGTCCATCTCCGCGCAATACACGTCGTCATCCGATACCGAAAGTAACCAATGGAAAATAAACACCAACGCCAGCTCAAAGAGCATTCCGCAGATAACGCCGCCGAAGAAGGTCATGGCTGCCTCGCCATTACTGGGGTCCCATTGTGGCGCGCATGCTCATCTTCAAATTCCAAATTCGCTACCTCCATCAACTCATACAACATGCCGTATTTCATCATCTCGCGTAATTGGGAAACGGCCGGATAATTGGACGGCGGCAAATATCTGCCGAAGATATCCAACACCCACGCAACCTGATCGCAATTCAATTTGCGAGGCGCAGCACGCCCAATATCTTCGAATCGCTGCTTAATGCGCTCCAGGCCGATATACTCCGTATCGGCGCCCACTGGCCCAGGCATGCGATCACCGCCGACAGCCTCCAATTCGCCATTAGAGCCAACATGCAAAACCAATCTCACAGAGTCGTTACCGGGATGTTCGGTCATCACCAATTCCCTCCCGCAATCGCGTGCCACGTGGCACAAACACCTGCCAGCAGCAGGACCAATGCAATGACTTCACCGATGTAATTAGATCCGTGCGTGCGTTTCATGCGGTCTCCCCGAACAAAGATTTCAAGCGTGCTAGATTCTCCAGCGCAATTCGTTTGCGACGCTCCTTGCCGGTTTTGTCTTCAAGCCGAGACCATTGCGCCCGCATACCCTTCCACTCGTCCTCGGCACGCTCGATACGTTTGTGCTCCCAGCTGACCTCGTCGTCTCCGGTGCAGAGTTTCCGGAACTCCGGAGCGCTCGGCGG